AATCCCCTGCCGCATAGTCCCCATTTGCCATCTTGACGCCTCCAAGATCGATATTGAGCGGCACTGTAAGGGCCTTGATAGGTGACAAGTATCCTTCCTTGATGGCTTGCGGGAGGGTATATTCATAGGCAATGTTGTCAAAATACTCCCCCAGGCACGCCACATTTTTCCTCTCAGGCGTTGCTGTGACGCCTAGGACTTCTGCATTGGGGAAATGGTTTAAAACCGTCTGGTAGCCATTTGCAAGGGCGTGGTGGGCTTCGTCCACAATAATGGTCTGGAAGGTATCGGGGGAAAAGTGGTTTAAGCGTTTTTCCCGCTGCATGGTCTGGACGCTTCCTACCGTGATCCGAAAAAAGCTATCCAGTGAAGTTTCGCTGGCCTTCTCCTTGCTGGTCATAAGCCCAGTTGCCTTTAAGATCTTATCCTGTGCTTGGTTTAGCAGCTCGTCCCGATGGGCAAGGATGAGGACCTTTTTGCCACGGGCCACGGCTCTTTTGGCCACGTTTGCAAAAACGATGGTCTTGCCGCAGCCCGTAGGTAGAACAAGGAGCGTGCGCCTGTGTCCACGCTCCCAGTCTTGTTCGATGGCCTCAATTGCTTGCTTTTGATACGGCCTGAGTTCCACTTAGAAGGCTCCTGGGGTGAAGCTTGCCCCGTTCACAGGCTTTGGAGCAGGCATATGTGGGTCCCGTTTAGGTGCCTTGTCCGGTTCGATGAAGTAAGCAACGTTGTTGTATGTCTTGTCATTAAATTCGCGCGGAGCCATGTGGCACCAGCCTTCAAGGCCTTGGAGGTTCCAGCGCATGTGAAGCGGCTCATGCTTCTTTTTAACACCGATGGCAAGGAAGAAGGTGGCAAGCTTCCACTCCTGGCTGCTGTGAAGGAAGAGGTTTGTTGTCACTTCCACTGGCTCCGTCGCTGCAGGATCATTCGGGATGACCATCAAATGGATGATGGCCTTCGGGCATGGTGGAATCTTGCTGTTCGGATTTTTTGGCTCATACATGGAGCGTTCCACTTCTTTGATAACGAAGGGATAATCCCCTTCTTCAAGGAGGGTGTAACTTTTGTTCCCGCCTTCAGCGGTAATTTCGTCTTCCCATCCAAATACCTTATCTTCCACAACTGTTCCCATATTTTCAAAACTCATGTTCATTTCCTCCAAACAAATTTATTTTTTATTTGCAACAATAAATGATTTCAGCTGCGGCCAGGCACCAAGGATGACGCCTTTCAAAAATTCAATGTCATAGTCCATGATACTGGTTTCTTCAGGATAGTAACCGCGCGCAGCAACGGCGCGGCGAACATCTGTTTCTGTCATGCCTTCGGCCTTAAAAAGGTCAAAGACCTGCTTAATGACGGCTTGCTTCGGATCTGCAGCAACTTGAACAGCTGTGGTGATAACTTTCGGTTGCGGAACAGGCGATTCTGCTTCGTGAGTTTCCCAAAACGCCTCTTCTTCAGGTGTAGGATCTGGTGGTAACGGCACACTGCCTTGCGGAGAATCAATAACCACAGGCGGTTCTCCTATGTCCGGGATATAGGGCGCAATACTTGCATATTCGAAGGGCACTTCTGGCGGCAGGCACCATCGGTTTTTGGCGTCCCAAGTGCTGGCGTGTTGCGTATACATCACCCTTTTCCCGCCAACGCCTTTCTTTTTATTGGTCGTCTGGTCTGTCATGATGATGGTTTTATAGTTGGCAAAAAGCAGGGCATCTGCCCATTCCTTTACGATGGCTGCTGTCTTGTTCGTTGTCTTGCTATTGAGCTTCAGTTCCCATCGGTCATACGCTCCCATTTCGTCAGGCTGTTCGAATTTCCGGATTTGGGCATGGGCGTTCAGTACCACATTGATGCCTGCTCTCGTCACTTCATTTAAGGCTTCCAGAAAGCGGGCAAAAGCTTCCATAAGCTTTGTATAGCCACTTCCATAAGCAAAGTCCTCGATGGAGCTTTTCTTAGCTTGGGCGCAAACATACTGGATGCAGAGCTTTTCTGCCCAGTCCACCGTATCAATGACCAGAGTCTTGCATGGCTTTTCCTTCGCGATTTCTTCGATAATGCCATGGAGCATGGCCCAGGAATTGATGTCTGGAATGCGCTTGACGTCGAGCTGGCTGGTGCTGTCTTCAATATCAAGAAAAAGCGGGTCCGGGAAATGGCTTGCGAAGGTTGACTTCCCGATTCCTTCAGGACCATAGACAACGACCTTTTGCGGTCTCAAAACGATTCCTTTGCTGATATTAAGCATGTGAGGTTCCTCCTTTTTTCTGATTCATGTAGGCCCTAAGCTCATCATTTGCACGCTGATAATCTTTTTCTTTGTGAGCAAGGATGCCTTTCATATACTCAACCTCATGCGGACGAAGCAGGGGATCCTTCATTTGATACTGCGTTTCCTGCAGTTCCTCCCACGCCCTTTTTTGTGCAATCATGAGAGATTTTAATTTCAAGTCTCTTTCCATCAGAACGTTCCTGCCTTCCAGGCCGGCTTAACAGCTGTCTCTTCGCCTTTGACCATACCATCTTCGATGATGACGCTGCATTCATCGCCAGTAGAAACGCGGGTAGCGATGACTTGCAGTCCTTCCCGTTCGAGCCATGCCCCAAAATCCTGAAGCGTGTCCGTGTCCATCTGTTCGAGCTTGTCCATGAGTACGAAACCGCAGTTTGGATTGAGCTTCCTCACGATAGCAGTAGATACCTTGAGCTGCTCGCTGGCGCTCATGCCATCCCAAGGGAGACCCTTATAAAGGAGCTTGCCATCTTCGACAGAGAGCCCAGGAAGCGGCAGGTCTGCACCATCAAGCAGGGTACGACGGTCAGCACGGAGTCTTTCCAACTGCCCAGTGAGTTCTGCATATTCATTCCCATACCGTTCTGCTTCTTCGACGGCCTTCTTGTGCTCCGCATTTTTGCGGATCTGGGCATTGATCATCTCAACTTGCTGCAGATTCTTCTCAATCTCTTCCGTGGATTCATCTTGGAGCGTGGCGACGTCCTTGCTAGCGGTTTCAACATCTTTGTCAACGATTTCCTTTTGACTTTTAGCCTGCTCAAGTTCACTCATGAGAGCGTTGATACGGTTGGCAAGGTCCGTTTGCTTGCGTTCAAGCTCAGAGAGTTGATACCGCTTTTTCTGGTTTTCCCCATTCCTTGCCAGGATGGCCTGTTGTTGCTGGATAAGTTCAAAGGCGCTGATGGGGTCTTCCGGGGCACCAGGAAATATCTGCATATCGGCAGCTGCCTTTTCCTTGCGTTCTTTGATGCGTCCTACTTCGGTGCGTTGATAATAGACCTTGCGGATATTTTCGTCGATGGCTTGGAGCTGATCCCCTACACCGATGATCTGCAGCAGCGTGTCCGCTTTTTCCTTGTCTGTCGCTTTTAAAAAGCTTGGTAGGTCCAGTGCCAACTGACTGATAAACTCCTTGAGGAGAGACTGCCCACTCTTATTACCATTGCTGTCGATGACCTTGAGGGCGCTATTTTTGCCTTTTCTTTCTACAATGATGCCGTTGTCCAGCTCGATGTGGATTGCAGGCGGCACCAAGGCCCCTTCCCTTGCGGGTACTGACGGTTTGTAGCGGTCGCCGCCCAGGCCCCAAGCAATGGCATCAAGGACGCTGGTCTTTCCCTGGCCATTCTTACCACCGATAATGGTAAGCCCATTGGGGCTCGGCTCAAGACGAACAGCCTTGATTCGCTTGACATTTTCAAGTTCGAGTGCATTTATTTTCATTTTCTTACCTCCGTGTTATACTAGAGGTGAATCGCGTCCATGATTCACCTTACTGCCCTGTCAGCATTGCCGTGCTGGCAGGCTTTATTTTTGGCCTTTTTCAAGATTCAATTTTCATTCCTCGTCCGCGTACCATTCTTCTGCAGGGATGCAGATCTCACAAATGTCGCCGTTTGAAAAAGGACAGTCTGGACATCTTTTATTGCGGCAGTAGCTGCGCAATTTTTCCGCAGCCGCTAGGGCCTCTCTGTCAGTGATTTTCATTTTTACTCTCCCTCGCAATTAATCCATTTTTTCTTAAAATTTGAGAAAAATCTCTTAAAATTTCACTATTTTTTCGGATCAGCGTCCTAATTTCTTAACTCTGACCTTGATTTTCTGTCCTGGCTGCAGTGCCCCTGGATTTTTGATTCCATTGTCCTCCCTGACCCTCTCAATGATGGTCTGGATGTCCTCATAGCCGCTGTATCGCTCGCACAGGCTCCAGAGGCTGTCACCCGTGTAGACCACGTGCTCAAAGGTGAGGTAATCCGTTGGCTCGGGTTTGACCCTTTCCCGCCAGATGGCTCCTGCAGTCAGGATTCCTGCAGTAATAAGTGCCGTGGCGATGATGGCGACTTTTATTCTTGTACTCATTTCTCACACCCCCGCGATTTTCATGCCGTTAAGGATAGTCGCTGCCGCTCCTCTGAGCAGCCCTTCAAGGGTCTTGATACGAGCATCCTTGCGTTCCAACTCTCGCTGCAGATCCTTCATCCGCTGCGGTGTATACTCCCAGGTCTGTTCACCCACAAGGGCAAGGACGTCCTTAGCGGCAAACCGCACGCCAGGAAGCTTTTTGATCTGCGGCAGCGTGCCGCGGTCACGTAGGTTATAGATGGTGGACAGCGACACGTTTAGCACTTCAGCGGCCTCCTGTGCTGTCATGACTTTGGGTTCCATGTTAGGGCTCCTTTCTTTTCTTCGCCGTCCTTCCTATAATGAATGTAGAAAGGAGGTGTTATTGATGGTTGATATGGATAAGCTATCCTGCTTAGCGCAGCTTCGCAGATCAATGATGTCCAACCCACTTTACAAAGCCCGCCTTGAGCAAAGCCGTTATGAAAGTTACAAAAAAGCGCTGGATGCATACCACGCTAAAGAATTTAGACTTACTCATGAACAAATTGACAAAATCATTCGTGCAATAAAATCGGGAAAGAATACTTACAAAGATATTCAGACCGTCCTGCCTTCGCTGAACTCACCCACTCTATGCTCCTATATAGTCGACGACTTCAAAAAGGATCCGGACGCTCCCGAAAAACCTTTAAGTCCCGTTCTTTTGGATATCCCATTGAATAGGGATTATATTCCCCAATGTTACTTTCAGCTTGTTCAGGTTCCTGAAGATTTTTACCCGCTCTATGAGTTCAAGGCAACAGATAGTTTTGCGCTCTCTGTATTAGGCGAAAATCGGTGGTACGAAATCAAGGAAAATGATAAAAACAGGCTGTTGAACTATGTTTCCATTGCAATAAGCACCGTAGCCGCTATAGCATCTGTAATAGCCGTTTTACATTGATTGCGGTGCAGATGAGAACGATACAATCAAGAAAAATAATTAATCGGGCTTCAAACGATAAAGCATTCCAAGTATTCTGGAGTGCTTTTATTTTTTTGCGCATGTCATGCCTCCCTTAATGCCTTCTGGCATATTCTTGTTTGAGTTTGATTACTTGGATTTTTTTCCACAGGTCATTCCTTCTTCTTGTCGAATTATATTCTACATA